ATTCTGGCATTACTGGTAGGAATAATTTTGTTAAACGTTGCCGGGTCATCTGTCAGTACTGAACGCAGATACGCAGCCTGTGAACCACGTACAATGATTTGGTTAGTCCTGATCCCATTACCATACTGAATGAAATTGAAGAATATCGCCCGTTTGGTGAAGTTAACCGCCCCGCCATCGACACTATTAATAATGTCATCCTGAATCTGTTTCGATAATGCACGGCATCGTTTTGTTAATTCTGATTGAAAATCGGTGATAAACATTTTGCCCTGACTATTCAGTACTCGTACTGCATCGGCGGGAGTTGCCCCCCGCCTGAATTCTCCTGATATCATTTTATATCCTTATGCTCTACCTACAATAACTGTTAAATCAGGCCCGTTATAAGTAATTAAATTCCCATTTGAACGTAACTGAATTGTTAGCGTTATTTGCTGCCCTGCCGGAATTGTCATTGATACAGAACCGACACTAACATCACTCTCCAGACCTCTGGCAGATATATTTGCACCGCCTAATATATTTCCATTCGCATATATACTAACAGCACGTGTATTAGTTGTTTCACGCGGAGGGGTAAATGTGCCATCATAACCACCCTTTACAGTCACAGGTATACACGGAATTGTCAGAACACGGGAAAACTGTGATTCTGCTGGAATTGTAATACCGCCCGCCCCTAATAAAAACATACGCATGATATCACCCTGAATGCTGTTTGCTTTCAGATTATCAATGGTACAGTTAACGAAAGTACCATTAGTGAACGACCCACCTGATGCATTTACATTCCCAGAAAATGAACCACCCGAGGCATATACTGTCCCGGAGAATACTCCTGATTCGGCATATATGACGCCGCGAAAATAGCCGCTATTAAAATAGCTTGTACCATCCTTACGGATACACCAACCCTGCCCACCATCAGAAGGCCAGGCGTCATTCCAGTTAGTTGAACTAATCTGATAACCAATTTTTGCGTTATTGATCGAACCGTCCTGAATTTTGGCAGTACTGATACTCGCATCGGCAATGTGTGCCTGTCCAATACTGGCATTAGCAATCATTGCACTGTTGATGTAAACGGTATTGTTCTGTACTGCAAACGGAATTACCGGGTTAGATACTGCACCAGATGTCTTAGCCGTAATAATTTTAAAATCGTCTGCCACGAAATAAACAGCACTTGCTTTAGTAGCTGCGTCAGAGTAAATACCCATCCCCGCAATAGTACCATTACTGTTTACCTTGACCTCATAATGAGAGTTCACAGTATTTTTTAGTGCATCGATATTGGTAGTCATGGCAGTACTGACACTGCTGATAGAACCGTTCAGTTCAGATTTTGCCTGAGTTAATGCGGTTGATTGAGCCGTATCTTTAGACGTGATAGTACTGTTCAGTGTTGCAACCTGGGACGTGATATTACTGTTGATACTACTAACCTGTGCATTCAGTGCTTGTGTCTGTGCTGTATCTTTAGACGTGATAGTACTGTTCAGTGTTGTGACTGCTGCACTAATATCTGTAGCTGTTTTACTGGTCAACTGGGTAATACTGGTTGCGTTTGCCTTATCCCCATCTGCGATGGCCTTATTCAGCGTAGTGACCTGTGCAGATAAATCCGCTGCTGTAGTCGCCTGTAAATTGGTAATTGCAGTTGCATTAACTTTATCGCCATCAGTGATCAACTTTGTCGTTTTCGTTTCACTGGCACCGATCTTAGTAGTGGTATTCACGTTAGCCTGTGCTACTGCGTCGTCAATAGCAGTACTGATCTTGTCGTCCAGTTGCAGGAAATCGTTCAGTGATTGTTCATCCTGTGCTGACCAGTTAACCCTACTCTGCAAATCAACATACACCCCCGCCGTATAGATGATCGAATCCTGCCCGAACTCGTCATAGGCTCCTGCACGTACATAGTACTTCCCATCGGCAATGGGGAAACTGTGCATGAACGGACTGTTAGTACCGAACGCTTTCAGGTTCTGTGTGAAAGTACTGTTAGTAGCAACCTGCACCAGTACCCCAGCAAAATCAGTAGCCGATGCTTCAGGGCTGTTGTATGCAACGAAAATAGACTCATAGCCTGCGTTAGCCGTGAACCCGGTCAATGCCGGGCATTGTGGGTTAGTCACTGTGATACGTGCTTCTGCACTGTAGATACTGCTGTTATGACCCCATGCCACCACCCCAAATGTACGGGTACGACTGAGCGTATCCAGCTTGTTCATTGCATAGGTGTATGTGAACTGGTTCGCCTGGATGAAGTACGAACGCTTCTTAACCATGCCAGTGTCATACACAATGATTTCATACTTGTTGAAATACTCGCTGAACTTCTTACCGTTCACATTTACGTATGACTGATCATCCCACCCTATGATGAAATCCAATGCATCGGTAGTCGTTGCAGTACTGCCACGGTTGATCAGATTCAGGCCAGTAATGGCAGGCAGGGTAAACGCGAAATCAGGTACAACACCGTTCTGTGTCACCTTGTCGGACACAATGCCGAGGTTGTTGAATGCTGCTACTGCAAAATCGTACTGTACCCCTGTTGTGAGGCCGTATAGCTCGTATGAAAGTACATACTGGTTCGTGCTGCCGCCATAAGTCCACGTTTGCGTACCTGTCTGACGGTAGTACACGTAGTAACCACGCAAATACTGATCGATACTGGCTGACCATGAAAGTACTACAGTCTGCCCCTGATTAGTTGCCCCCTTCTTAACTACTGTAAGGTTTGACGGTGGCAGTACTGCTACTGGTTTCGGTAATGTTCCTTCCCAGCCATACATCGGTACGTCTACGCCTTCATAGATCCCCTGGAAGTACTCAACACATTGCAACTGAACCATACCGATACTGTCGGTATTCGTGATGATCGATTTTCCCGCTACCCTAAACAATTTGTTTTCATAACCATGTTCCGGGAAATTAACGGTAATAACATCCCAGACGGCAATATCCCAGCCACTATCAGTACTGAAACTTATTGTATTGTGTGAATATTTTCCTTTCAGCAATTCAATGTTAATCAGGTGTTCAACCTGGTCTTTATCATACACCCAGGAATAGTCCAGGCTCTTAGCAATAATCAATCCATCACTGGTTAAAACATCACTAGACGGAATATCTGACGGAATACGCAAAATATCATCACTGTAATTATTTGTAGTGTTCTTCCATGTTGCATCGATGGTGTTGAAATAATCGCTGATGCCACTCGTAGTACTGACAAATTCACCGAAAATTGTTGATTCGTCAAATGTCTGTACTGACAGTGCCGGAATATCTACAGTCAAATACAATTTACCACAATGAATACTGGTAATGCCGCCAAATGTCATCAGCATTTTTTCAATGTTTGATTTATATGTGGACTGATAATCAATAGCACCATTACTATACATCTGATAACGGGTACAGTACTGTGCTGCTGTCTGGAATGATGCAATATCAATATTACTAGGACTTACACCAAGCCCATATTCCGTATTGGTCACATAGTCGTATAACTGGTTAACTGGGTTATTGCTGACAATAGTAGTACCAGACACTAAATCGTAGATCTTCTTGCCAGAACATTCTGCCGTTAATACATAGTTATCATTAACCAGTAGATTATCTTCTAATGATTTCTGAGTTTTCTTGATAACAGTATAAACCTGTACGATCCCGTTGCCTTTGAAAGTACTGTTATTCCATTGTGAACCTGCGTAAGTTCCCGCTAATACTTTACCCGCCGTGTAATTAGGTTTTCCGAAATAAACCTCTAACTGCAAAATATCACGGTATTTCGCATCGATACTGGTATTCGGTACAATACCTTCAACTGTAACAGGCGTTGTCAGTACTGGTTCGTCATCAAGCCAGATTTGGCTGACCTTGTTAATCTCACCCATTGCCAGGGCATGACTCGTAAAAAGGTACTGACTGCTGTTGTTCTGCACGTTGTACCAGTTAACTATTGAACCGCATTTCACCTTTTCACCGTACAGTATAGGGATTCCCGATTGTGGGCTGGTAGAACGACTGAGAGTAGTAGCACTGTCTGTATGAGGTGTGATACCTGGCATCTGAGAAAGCATAGATGTTGCTACTAACGAGGCCGCACCAGCTCCTGCCCCCCATGCAGCGGCGGCGGTAAGGCTTGCCCCGCCAGTGTATACTGCGGCTGCAACTGCAACCGCTGTAACAAGGGCACCAATGATACCTGCACCTGTGATCTTGCCCCCCATTATTCACCCCCTTCCGTTGGAGTGATCCGGTAAAATTTCCAGTCATGTAGCCAGGGCAGTACTGCAACATTGAATCCAGTACTGTCAGCATTCAGGGCAATGTACTTACCATCCAGTACTACAGACCCGTGAATACCGTTAACCATAACGTCACCCATAACAGGCGTATCAACCTCAATACCATGACGTTTACAGATCTCTTCCAGTGAACCCAGTTCGTGTTTAGTGAACAGTTTCTGACCTGCTTTAATGGTTTTGTATTTGCCCATAGCCAGATCGGTATATGCAGTACCGCATACCTGATCGATAACTCTCAGTACCAGAATATTGCAATCATTTTGACCTAACTGGAATTCATTACTAATAGTTTCCTGAGCAATGTTGTGAATTTTAATTATATTGTTTCTCATTTCTTATACTTCCATGTTTGCTGAGAGTTAATTTTTCCGAGTAGTGAAAAGTACGCATCATTTTTATGTGTACTTTGATGAACTGAGTTGGCGGCTAAAGTACGTTGCTGTACGTCCAGTTTCTTCCAGATACTGTTAACGCTTACTGTTAATTCGTTCTTGATATCATCGTTATTTGATACCGATTCAAAATAATCAATATAGCCACTGAACATTAATGAATTATCCAGTACTGTAGCGTTTGCAGGATTCAGTATCGTCAGCCATAGATTAACCTGTGCATTTTTCAGACCACCTGATAATGCCAGTGCCTGAAATGCCTGTGATACATTACTAACCTTGAAAGACATTGAGTCGTTACTAATATCTTTCTGCTCACTGAATGAACCAAAACTATCATTAATGAAGTCCGGGAATGAGGTGTATAAATTACCGCTGATATTCAGGTCGATATAACCATCATTTAGATGTAATGCCTGAACGCCAGAACCCTGCACTGGATATATATCAACACATTTAACCGTTACGCCTAATTGCATGACTTCTGATACTGTTAGCTGGGTTTTATTACCGCCTCTGGTAATGTTCCAGTACTGTAATAATGCCGGATTGGTAAACACTGCCTGATTCATTACAGTGCCTCCGTCGCTTTAACTTGTAGACTGATAATATTTGTAGATTGCAAATTAAGGTCACAATCCACATCAATAATAAATGTCCCTGTAATTCCCTGATAACGAATTACTTCACCTGCCTGTACGTTCTGACGTAATGCCGGGAATATGGTAATGGAGGTGCCTGTATTGGCAATAATGCGATGAATTTTAGTGCTGTTCTGGAATGTAACTAACGTACCTACTTCCAGTACATTACTGTTGCAGGGGATGACCGTACCACCTTTATTAACGGTTGCAGTACTGGATACTGTATTAAACTGATTGCCTGTATACTGGCTGTAATAACCTAAATCTGTAATGAATGGCCGTCCCTGTGAGTACTGAGCAATAAAATTGAGTACCTCTTGTCTGTCTGCCTGATTAAATTGAAGATTGAATGAAATCTGATAGTACTGAATACCTGTACTGCGTCGGATTTGTGCACCCGTCCAACTCTTATTTGAATAGGCGGGTTCAGTACTTTGTAATTTGAAATCACTTATTTTGATATTGTTTGAAAATAAACCCATGATGTTCTCCTGATTTAAAGTATTTATCAGGAAAAGAAAAAGCCAGCGTGAATGCTGGCTTTTGGTATTACGTATTTCTGGTCTGTGCTGCTCGTACTGCCTGCATCACGTTATTTGAATGCTTTTTCAGCATGGTCTGAAATTGCTGATCGGTAATTTGACCGCCACCATTAACCACTAACGGGGCATTGATTACAGTCTGACCAGTACCGCTATTGTCCTGCTTATCTTGCTGTTTCAGGAATTGAGTTAAATCACGGTTGTTATCGTTGTTCAGAACACGTTCACCTGCTTTCAATACCCACGTTGATTCATCATTACCACCCAGTTTAGGTACTGAATCAATACCGCTGTGTGCCTGCCCCTGAATCTGTGTACCACGTGCAGTACTGATAATACTTGCCCCTAAACTTGCTACCTGTGCATAGTTGGCAAAGTTAGCAGGCCACGGCGTAGCCATAGCGTTAGCGAGGGCTTCCTGTATCTTCATAACGATATTGGCAATACTAATCGACTTACCAACGATAAACGCCGCCTGAGCCGCCTTGTTACCCTTCCCAGCAACACCTTCGAGCATAGTACCGATACTTGTTGCTGTATCAGCAAAGGTCTGTATCTGAGCCTGGCTGTTCTGACGTTCTACCTGAGCCGCTTTGTTATTGTACCTGCTGGTTAGTTCAGCTTTACGCTTTTCAAATTGTTCTTTAGAGATTAACTTGTCGGCATAAAGTTGTGCATCAACCTGAATTTCAAAATCACGCTGCTTGTATATTTCGTCTTGTTGTCTCTTGATGGCATCCTGATTACCGAAAGGATTTGTCTCATCGACCATACCAGTACGGGCATCCTGTGCAGATAGCATTTTCTGGATATGTTCAGGAGTAATATTTTGCGTATTACCAATACTCAACGCTGCAAGGTTTTCAGATAATTGTTTAGGATCGGATGCTTCCAGCATTTCAGTAATAATACGTTTACTACCCTCTAAACGTGCCTGTTCCTGACGTGCAATAATTTTGGTTTTTTGTTCTTCATTAAGATTCAAAGTACTTAACGATTCATCCAGTTTTTTACGTAGCTCGTTCTGAGTGTAGTTGTACTGTAAAACCTGTTGTTCCGCTGAGTTTTTACCCAGTTGAGACATTACCTGATTCAGGTTAATACGTGCCTGAATTTGTTTCTGCTCAAGTTGTTTAGCGTCTGCTGCGGCTTTTTTGGCTGCATCTTCCGCTTTTTTTTCACCTTCTGGATCTTTGAGTTTATAGGGTTTAGTACTAACAGTTTTCGGTGCAGTTTTTGGTACTGTACTATTAGAGTACTGATTTTTAGCCCATTCATCAGGCAATGCGTGATGATCACCCCATGATGCAAAATCATATGCAAAACGTTTCAGGTTTCCGCCCATCTGATCGAAAGATGGTAATTTCCATTCACCTGCAAAGATGTTACGTAATTCATTGAGTGCTTCAATTACAGGTAATAGTGCGTTAACTCGTAGTTCCTGGAAATTGCGATCCAACTGAGCAATATTCTGTTCATATGCAGCATATGCCTGTGCTGTTTCAGAAGTAATACCAGCATGTTGTTTTTCAATTGCATTAATTGCTTCAACTTCTGACTTGTACTGTCTCAGTACTGGCAGAAGTTTTGAACTATCTGAGGCGATTGACTCCATAGAATTGATAATTTCAGCGTTCGATTTACCCGCTTTTTGCAGTTCATAAAATGTCTTGATGATCATCTTAATACCGCCATTGGCATCATTCATGTATTTTGTAAAGCCCTGAAGATTTACACCCCAGGCCTTCAGGTCATCACCGAAACCGCCTTTACCCTCACGGAAAAAATCACCCATATGATCAAGTGCATCTTTGTTGAAATCGCTGAATTTGTCATATTCGATATTCAGTGAACCAAAAGCACCCTGTAATTTCTGTAGCTGCTCTACAGTCATACCAGAACTGTATGAAGCATCGTTCAGTACCTTCACATAGTTACTGGCTGCATTTACCTGACTGATTGTGATAGCGGTCAATGCACCGAACCCAGCACCTACAGCAAGTAGCCCTGTGTTCATCCCGGCCAGCTTTCCAGTGATGTCACCGAAACCACCAGATAATGAAGCGAGCGAACCGCCCGCCTCACGACTAAATGCATTTAAACTGTTTCCGGCAGTACCTAATGCACGTTGCAGGCCAGTAGCATCACCGTTGATATTAAAAACTAATTGTTGATTGTTCCCTGCCATGTTTTAGCCTCCATTGCCAGTACTGCCAGTAATGAATTGCATCATGGCTGACTGTTTTAATTGTTGTTGTGTCAGTTGTTTTTGCTCATCTTCCTGAATACGTTCATGTACTGTTTTATTTGACAGTAAACCGTACATATCCCAGTCATTAACACTGGCATTTTTCATGCCTGCTTCGGTTAAATTACCAGAGGACATTAAGATTAAATGAGCGAGATTCGAATATTTAATGTGTTCGAACCTTGCTCCCGATGGTTCAATACTGGAATCGTAAATCATCAGATATTCAAATAATTCTGGATCTAATTTTTCCAGTTCTGATGGACTCAATCCACGTTTGTTAATTAGTTTCAGGGTAAACATCAAACGTGGATTGTTTCTTATTTTTTTTCGATCTGATCCTGAATCTGTGGCTCGTCTGCTTTAGGCCACAATTTCATTACTTCATTGTTAATTTCAGCAACAATCAGAGCATCAATATAGTTAACATTGATTTTACCGTCTTCGTCTACATCAGAGAAAATAGGCTGACCATCTTCATTACTGACGGTATAGAGTAAGGTACTTTTAGCATCAACGCATTTTTCGAAATTGCTGATAGCGGGTCGATGAATATGAAGTACTGCACCGTTTTTCAAAGATATTTTATGTAATTCAGGTTTCAGGGCTGCAAATAGAGTATGAATATCCATTATGGCAGTAACCCCTGTGCTACTGCTGCACCATCACAGGCGAAATTGAGAGTCATATTCACAACTTTGTCACGATCAGATTCAATCTTTTTCTCACTGATGAAACCGTTATATACGACGTATGACCCTGCTGTTTTAGTAGCATCGGTGAAATAGCTGAATTTCAACTGGATACGAGTACCGTTCTCAAAGGCGGTAACAAGCTGTTGATGAACTGTGTTATCTGGCATCCAGTTAACCTGTAATGTTACGTCTGCGTTTGTTTTACTACCTACCAGTTTACGGTTATATGAGCTATTAAAACTCACTACCTCAATCACAGTTGCAGTACTACCAGTACCGGGGAAAGCGGCAATTTCTGGAATGGTGGTAAATGTGGTTGCTGTAGTCGGTCCGGCAGTACCGATACCTACTGTAATATTTGAACCTGTAAAAACGTCCATTGGAGTTGGCATAATGATATCCTTATCATAGAGTTCAGTACTGGCATCCATACCAGTACTGAGTTGTTGTTTTCTTCTTATTTATTTAGTGCTGCAATCATTGCACGTAATTCAGCAATTTCATTTGCCATCGCTTCAATTTTTGTAATTGAATGATTTAGTGCAAGTGCGGTATCCATCATAATGACGTTATTATCGAGTGCCAGCGTATCATCCTTATCACAACGATTACCTTCATCGTCATATTCTGGTGCGGCTGGAACCAGTTTAACGTACTCGCTATCAATATCGCGTAATGCGTCCTGTGCAATTATGCCACGGCGTTCACGCTCCATCGGATCAAAGTTATATTTGAAAGTGCATGGTTTCAGCTTTTTGATATTTTCATAGGATGCTTTACCGTCATCATAATTAATATCATGTTTAAGCGTTGCATCCGACGTTGCTGCTTTCTGGAATGTGTAACTACCCGACCAGCCACCACCCGCTGTACAGGTCAAATCACCTGTTGCTGGGGTAAAATACCAGTACCGAGTAAATGCTGAACTATCACCAAACTGTGTAATACAGGTATTTGCCCAGTTGAGAGTACCATTGCCTACATTCCCCATGATAGTACGCAGATAATAACCACCCGCATGTTGATAACCCCATGAATTAGCCGCAATCGCACTTACACCCATTGGATCGTATGTGGTGTTCTGGTAAACACCCGCTTTACCTGACTGTGCTGAATCCCACCAGGGTGCAGGAACTGCTGAACCAATTGATAACAGGTTTCTGAATGTACCAGTACTGGCTAACAGGCTTCCGTCCTGGCCAATATCAACATAACTCTGGTTAGATGGCGAACCACCCGAGGCGATAATACGTGCTCTACGGGTTTCAACCCCGCTTGAGGATTTCTCATATACAGAGAACATATAAGCGGCTGATAGTTCTGCACCAGCAGCACTGATTGTTGATCTGACAAGCCCACCTGCACCCGAGAAGTTATTAGGCGGTGTTGCCGCTAATACTTCATCTGCCTCAATAACACGTGTAGTTAATTCACCGGTATTAGACAATTTGAGTAGGTCAGTAGTATCAGTAGTTCCGGTCGCAATTCTGTAAGTGGTTCCTTGTACGGTTTCATGGAACGTAGCATCAGTGGAACCTGAGCCGCCCTTGAACTTTCTAAGGTATGACTTACCACCCGCTGTACCAGTACTCATTGATGTATGACCGTAGGTACTTTGGGCAACTGAATCCTGGTTGATAGTGTTCTTAACAGTAAGAGTACTGTTGAAAGTACTGGCACCTGTTACCGTACCACCAGACAAAGCGAAACCACCCAGTGCCGCAAGGCCAGCCGCTGCTGTTGTGGCTCCAGTACCGCCAGAGCTGACAGGTACAGTACCAAAATCGCCCTGACTCAGTGTGATGTTACCCGTTAATGGGATACCATTTATCGTTAGTGATGACGGTACAGTACCTTCAATATCAGCCTGTGTAAGAACCACATTAGCCGTGAGAGGCTTACCATTAATGGTACGGCTGGTTGGTACTGCTGATACATCACTAGCTGCTAATGTGATATCTGCTGTTAAAGCCTTACCATTAATTTTTCTGGCAGTGCTCACTGCCCCGAGTGAAGTTAATGCACCACTGGCAGTATTTGAGCCAGTACCGCCCTGAGCAATACTGAGGGCAGTAGTCAATCCTGTTAAAGATTTAATAGTACTGTTTACACCGTTAATATCGGTGTATGCATACATCCCCCATGCACCCCATGAAATAACACCTGAACCGTTTGAATACCCGGTGCGTGTATACAAGTCGTTCGTGTTATACCTGTAGTACATTTGCGTACAGCTTTTAACGTGAGTTGCCGAGTTTTGTAGTACTACTAATGTCCCCGCAAATTGTATTGGATAATTCAGTACTGATGTTGCATTGGAATTTAGCGTTTGCTGATAATAACCTTGCAGTGTCCCATCTAAATCGTTCAGGTCAGTACCTACTGGGATAATTCCACGGCTGGGTAATGCACCTACATCATCAGCATTTAATGTGATGTCATTGGTTAATGGGATTCCATTTAATTTACGAGTATTGGGTACTGCTGATACGTCATCGGCATCTAATACAATATTTGCAGAAAGCGGTTTCGAGTTCACGGTTACGGTTTTTGCAACACCGCCCAGGTTTGAAAGTGCAGTACTTGCAACGGTTGAGCCAGTACCGCCTTGTGATACTGAAAGTGCTGTTGTTAGTCCGGTTAGAGACTTGATAGTACTGTTCACCCCTGCACTGGTAATATTTGCAGTACGACCCCATGCTGACCAGGTTACAACCCCACTGCTGTTACTTGTGCCTGTCCTGTTCCAGATATCGTCACTGCTGGAAGGATAATAAACCTGAGTACAACTGTTTGCGTGAGTTACGCCACTCTTCAGTACAAACAATGTGCCACCTACAGCAACTGGATAGCCCAGTGCAGTAGTGGCATTTTGCGAAATTGGCTGTTCAAATACTCCAAATGTAGACCCGTTCAGAGTATTCAGGTTCGTGCCTGCCACGATGGTTCCGTAGTACGGCATTGCTGATACATCCAGGGCACCCAGTACTAGATCATCGCTGAGAGTTTGCCCGTTGACGGTACGTGTTGCTGGCACTGCTCCAAGATTCGTTAATGCCGCTGCCGCTGTAGTAGCTCCCGTGCCACCATTCAGTACTGGTACTGTGCCGAGATCGGCTGGCGTAATTGTAATATTGGCTGATAATGCACGGCCATTCACGGTACGGGTTGTTGGGACTGCCCCCAGTGCAGTTATTGCACCTGCTGCGGTAGTACTACCAGTACCGCCCTGTGCGACACTAAGTGCAGTGGTTAAGCCTGTGATACTTGTAATATCTGAGTTAGCACCTGATTTAGCACTACCGGAAATGTCAGTATTTGAAAGTACTACGTTTGATGAAAGTGGCTTCCCGTTGACAGTAGTTGTTTGTGGAACACCATTAAGGTTTTGCAGTGCCTGTGTATTCGTAATTGCCCCAGTGCCACCTGAACTGATTGGTAATGCAGTACTGAGTGTTGCAGATGAAGCGTTAAGACCACCAGTAATCGTCAGGTTGCCAGTACTGGATAATGTCAGTGCATCAGAACTATCAGTACTGGCACCTGTTGCTAATCGGTAGTTCCCTGCCTGTACGGTTTCATGGAAGATTGTATCCCCATTACCGCCACGCATTTTACGCAAATAAGATTTAGTACCTGCTGCGGCTGCGGATAGTGATGTATAACTATAAGTTGCTGCCGCAACACCGTCCTGGTTAATAGTGTTGTTTACTGTCGCTACGCCAGTAACAGATAAGGTACTGGATAGTGATAACGTTGTTCCTGACAGACCACCTGTCAGAGTACCGCCCGTCTTTGGTAGACCATTCAGATTACTGAGTGCTGTTGCGGCAACGGTTGCACCAGTACCGCCAGAACTAATAGGCAATGTACCCGTTACGCCCTGTGTTGCACCTGCGGCCAGGTTCGGCTTATTGGCAGTACTGTAAACCTGATCCCATCCAGTACTGTCAGTGTTCCTGATGTACATACGAGGGGTCGCAGTTTCTGACAGTACGATCTGAGCCTTATTGGTTCCACCACCATCGACCATACCTACACCCAGTAGATCTACGCCCAGCGGGTTATCTGTACGGATAGCTGGCACTTTGATAAAGGCGTTACCAGTTGGTTCGGCTTCGTAATGTGGAACAGTAGTACCGTCTGCACCAAGACCATAATTACCGATCAGTAATGGGGCTGGTTCATCGATGCTGCCCTGGTTGACAATAGACGTTGGGGTATATGTCCATGTACGCCCGTACACTTTGTTAATATCAGCGTCGTCTTTCTGTGCTGTAATTTTCCCGTTAAGAATAATGAAGTGCTGACGTAAACTAGTCGGGCTTTCATAAATGCTAAATTTCAGTTGGAATACTTTGTTAGTACTGTATGCACTGTTCAGGAATTGATGACCAACGTTTGACGGGTCATAATGTACAACAATGCTGATGTTGCTGATCTTCAAATCACCTCGCAGTACTGCAAGATATTCTTGATCATATGTTTCGATAGTCTGATTTGAACTACTGATTTTGACTTCCGGGAATGCACCCAGGTTATCAATATTTGTATATACTGCTGTTGGGTAGTAGTTATTGATGTCAGTACTGTAAGATAGCAACGTCCTGTTGCCGAGCATGATCCCTGCCATTATTGTTATTCTCCATTATTTGTAGCACGTGCAATGTAATTAATCTGGCACGTTGTCATAATGGTATTTATGGCTGTATCCGGGTCGGTATCATCGACTACTGAGAGTAGTTTTAGTGAACTGACATTGATTCCCTTCTCTGAATCGCCACGGGTTTAACAGACACCTCAGAGTCATTTAAGATGGCTTAAAGAGAGGTGCCCATGAGCGGTAAGCGTTATCCCG